CGCACAGAAGCCGCTGGGCTACGGCATCAACGACTATGTGGACGTAATTGCTGGGGTGGAGGGCAAGCTACCCGGCCCGCCCAACCGCCACCTGATTGACCGGGCAATCGACCCGCGCATGGGTGCCAGTGAAATGCAGGGCGAGAATGGGGCGGAAACCATCATAAGCCGGCTTGATGACAAGGGGCTGGTTTACCTGCCGGCCCCGGGCAAGCAGATCGAGGACGGCGAGCAGCTGATAAACGACCGGCTGGCCTATGATGCCAACCGCCCTGTCGGCGTGGACAACAGCCCGAAGATGTTTGTGAGCGACAGGTGCGGCCAGCTGATCTACGCGCTGGAGAACTACGCCGGCATGGGGCCGCATGAGCCGACGAAAGATCCGGTGGACTGGCTGCGCTACATGCTCCAGTCCGGGGCGGATTATGTTGATCCGAAGGCCAAAGTGGTCAGCGGCGGCGGGAGCTACTAATTTATGAAACAAGTCATCATTGGTCACTACAGCCTTGGCCCGCAACAGGTTCATCTAGTTCTGCGCGAGGGTGACGGCGGCGAGTTCTATTCCCAGCCGGCAGATGGCGAGGTGCCGCGCATCAAGGTCGGCGCCGATTACAAGTCATGGAGCAGCGTCGTTGGGGTCCTTCACCACGAAGCCATGGAATTTGCCATGACTCAGACACGAGTGCGCTATTCGCCGTCCCCAGACTATTCCTGTGGGCACGATGGTTATGTGTTCATCATGACGCACCCACAGTTCTCGGAAGTCGGCGCCAGGGTTGGTGAGTTCTTGGCGGATTGCCTGCCGGATGTGTCGCGGGCGTGGTCTAGATGGCAGAAGGCGGCCAAGCGAAACAGTCGGCGGTAAACCCGTGTCTTCCCATTGCGTGTATAATGGGCCACTAATGGACACCGCCCAGGACGACGCCAACAGCCCGGATTTTCAGTTACAAGAGGCGGATAGCGGTCCCAACATGTTCCGGCTGGCGCGTTCCTATCAGCAGGTTTGCACCGACCTGAATCCCCGCATCCGGCAGGACGAGCTGAACTACGATACCCGGCATTGCGTATGGCCCGGGCAGTCAGCCGACCAGCGCAAGAACGCCGTCCGTAGTGGCGACACCCAGCCCTTCCCGTGGAAGGGCGCCAGCGACCTCCGGGTGCATGTGGTGGACGAGATCATCAATCATGGCGTGGCCATTGATGTGATGGCGCTGGCCAAGGCGAACGTCCGGGCCGTTGCCGTGGAAGGCGGGGATCTGGCCAAGGCGGCCATCGTCTCCAACTTCATGCGCTGGCTGGTCCTGTCGCAGATGACGGAACTGCCGGACGAGGCGGAGGTGCTGGCGAACTATCGCCGGGAGCGTGGCCTGGGCATCCTTGGGGTGTTCTGGGACAGCCGGGTGCAGAAGACCCAGCAGAAGATTTCACTGGCCGAGATTGCCGATACGGCGCCCGATGTGGCGACCGCCATCCAGAATGGGCTTTTCCCCGAGGAAATAGCTACCCTTCTCCGTCAGTTCTTTCCCGAGATCAGCGCCAAGAAGGCGAAGCGCATGGTCAAGGAGTTGGCGGAGAACGGCGAGACAACGGTGCCGTTCACGATCCAACAGGTGAACCGGCCGATGGTCCGGGCCTATGCGGTGGGCGAGGACATCTTCCTGCCGCCGAACACCACCGACCTCCAGAGCGCCCGCAGTATCTTCCGCAAGGCCCTGCTGTCGCCGGAAGCCGCCCGGGAGAAGGTCATCAGCGAAGGCTGGGACAAGGACTACGTTGAGGATGCCATTGAGCATTGCATCGGTGCGGCGGAAATGACTCCGCAGTTCACCACGGGCAACGTGGATACCCGGTTTGGCACGGAGCGCCTTGGCGTCAGCAGCAGCGACATCCCGGCCGGTCTTATCGAGTTCGTCTATGCCTACGAGCGGCTGAGTGACGAGGATGGCGTGCCGGGCATCTACTGCACGGTGTTCTGCCCCAGCCTGCATCTGGCCAATGACCAGGAGGCGGAGGAGCAGTATGCCAAGCATGAGTTGCTGGGCTACCGTGACGGCGAGTATCCCTTTGTTGAGTTCCCGATTGAGAAGCTGTCCCGGTTCCTGCTGGACACTCGCGGCCAGCCGGAAGTTCTCCGTGGCGACCAGGATGCCATCAAGACCGAGGTGGACGCCCGGCGTGATAACGCAAGTCTATCCACTTGTCCGCCAGTTACGCATCCGGTGGGCCGTGAGCCGGGCCGGATTGGACCCGGTGCCATGGTCAGCGAGCGCCGTCCCGGTGAGTATGGCTACATGGCTGTGCCACCGGCCCCGCAGGCTTCCGTGGAGATTCAGGGCAACATCGAGGCGCGGACCCGAAAGTATGCCGGCCGCCCGACCGCTGAGGACACGACCAACGAATGGCAGGTCAAGCAGCAGAAGCAGATTGCCTACGGCTGGCTCAACAAGTGGCAGATAGTTTTCCGCAAGGTGTTCACCTTGCACATGCAATACGGCCCGGACGAGGAGTTCTACCGTGTTATTGGCCAGCAGTCCGACAAGCCGAGCAAGTTCAACAAGGCCGACTTCAACGGGAAGTATGACCTGTATTTGGCGTATGATGTCCTGAACAACGACCCGGAAATGTGGCAGGCCAAGATCAAGGCCATGGGCGAGGTGGCTGCCCAGTTCGACCGGAACGGCCAAGTGGACTACTCCAAGCTGCTCCAGAAGGCGTTCGACATGATCGACCCGATCCTCGCGGAAGACGTGTTGGTGCCGCAGGAAATGGCCGCCCAGAAGGAAGTCACTGAGACGCAGGGCGACATCAGCCGCATGTGGGCCGGTGTGGACCTCGATGCCCCGCAGACCGGCATCAACCCGGAACTGCGCCTACAGGTCATCAAGAACTGGATGACCGGCGTGCCGGACAATCCGGCCGTCGATGTCCAGGCCCGTGTCATGGCCGACGAATCGCTGCGCAAGCGCATTGAGCGTTACAGCCAGCAGCTGCAATTCCAGTTGGATCAACGCGAGAACGCCCAAATAGGCCGGATTGGAACCACTCCCGCCGGGAGCGTCGGCGCATGAGCGACCAGAAGCAAGACCCCCTGATGCTCGCCCTGACCGCCATGGCCAGCCTGCCCCAGTGGCCGGAGTTCGTTAAGGGCTTCAAGGATCGTCGCCGGCAATGGCTGGAGGACACCAAGGGGCCTCAGGTTTACCAGAACCATGCGGAGCTGGTGGCCGTGACCGCCCGGGCGTCGGAGAACGACCACTGGATCACACTTTTTACCGATGCGGGGAAGAAGCTCACTGAGCCGGATTCCCAGTAGTGGTATACTGATACTCTCGCAGCACAGTGCTGCCGCTACTTGGGGTGCGTCAATCCCATGAGAAACTTGGCGGTTTCTTAGGTTACGCTGAAAAACCTATGGAGAACGAAGTCACGGTGGAGCCCTTGCCGGCCACCACGGAGCAATCCGATGCAGGCATGGAGGGAAATGTCAGCCAGTCGCAATACGCGGCGCAACTAGTCGAGAAGGCCATGGCGAAAGCTGCGGCGGACAAGACCGAGGCGGCCAGCGAGGCGAAACCGGCGGACACAATCGAGGAGGACGACGAGGTGGAGCAATCCACTGACAAGCCCGCCGAGGTTGCGGAGGAAGGCGACAAGACCGAGGGCGACGAGCAGCCCGAGGAACAGCCCGATACCGAGGAGGAGCCAGTTCTTTCCAAGCTCGACCCAAAGACACAAGAGAAGATCCAGAAGCGAATCGGCAAGGTCACGGCACGGGCCAAGACCGCTGAGGAGCGGGCAAGCAACGCAGAGGCGAAGATTGCAGAGCTGGAAGCCAAACTCAGTTCAGCCCCGACCGAGACGGAGCAGGCGCCGGTAGTCGTCCCCACGGATGACCCCACCGACCGCACGGCCACCGCCAAGAGCGAGGATGAACTGGCCAAGCTGGAGCAGGAGGCGCAGGTAGCCATCGACTTCGTAGAGGCAAATCACAAGGCCATCACAAGGGCCATTGCCAAGGACGAGGAGGTGGTGGTGATCGGTGGACGCGAGTTCAAGGCCGACGACCTGCTAGATTACTCCCGGGAAGCCAAGCGCCACATTGAGCGCCTGATTCCGCAGCGCCGGACGTTCCTCAAGGAGCGTGCCACGGCCACCAGCGAGGCGAAGACCATCCTGCCCGGCCTGTTCGACAAGAGCACGGCTGAATACCAGGAGTTCGCCAGCTTCCAGCGCAAGTATCCCGCGATCCGCAGCGTGCCCGGTGCCGAACGGCTGTTCGCCCTTGCCAAGATTGGCGAGAAGGCGATGGCCGACCAGAAGGCGAAGGCAGCGGTCCCGACAAAGAAGGCGTCAGCGGTGGCGCCCAAGGCAGGGGCCGATACCGGAGCAGCGGCCAGTGCCGCCAAGCCCCGGGGCAATGCCAGCGGCGAGGTTGGACAACTCAAAGTGCAGTTGGGTCAGGCGGAGAAACGATTCGAGGCATCCCGTTCCCAGTCCGACTACCAGCAAGTGCTCATTCTCCAAAGTCGTTTGAAAAAAATAACCTAACATGGCACAAGCCACTACATTTAACATTGGTTCCAACCGCGAAGACGTTCTTCAAGGTTTCACCATGGTCGAGCCGGAGGCTACTCCGATGCTCTCGATGCTCAAGAAGGGCCGTGCGCCCAAAGCGTCCTACACTGAATGGGTCGTTGACGACCTTTCCGATCCGGTCCTGACGGCCGTTGAGGAAGGTTCTGACGTTACCTCCTTCGCCAACCCCGGCGTCAACCGTGCCCGTATCGGCAATCATGTCCAGCGCCAGGACCGTTCGTGGTCGGTGTCGGATCTTGAGGAGCTGGTCGAGGACGCGGCTGTGGCCAATCAGGTTGCCACCGCCAAGTCCAAGAAGCTCATCGAGCTTCGCCGCGACATGGCCTCCGTTATCGGTTCCGACCAGGCCAATCAGGCTGGCGGCGGCGGTTCCGGTGCGGCCAAGTGCCGTGGCATGGGCCAGTGGGTGCTCAACAGCGCCCAGACCAACAACCCGGTCCCGGCTGGCTTCCGCACTCCGTCTGCCTCCATCAACACCACGGCGGCTGCCTCCTTCGCGGAGTCGGATGTCAACGGTGTGCTGGAGAGCATCTACAGCCAGACCGGCACGCTTGAGAACTTCAAGCTGTTCGCCGGCACCTCGCTGAAGAAGGAGTTCTCGGACTTCTCCCGCACAGGTGGTTCCAACGGCGTTTACCGCGTCAATGAGGATGTCAGCACCAACAAGATCACCCGTAACGTCCTCCGTTACGAGGGCGACTTCGGCACGCTCGATGTCATCACCGACCTGTTCCTGGCCAAGGACGGTTCCGCCGCCTCCCAGGGTATGCGCGGTTACGTCATCAACCCGGACCTCGTTGAGATCGCCTTCGCTGATGGCCCGTCCCACTACGACCTCGAAGACGAGGGTGGTGGTCCCCGTGGTTTCTACAAGGCGTGGTATACGCTCCGCGTGAAGAACCCGCTCGGCCTCGGCAAGTTCGCCGCGACCGCCTAACCCCCAACCAGGAGCACCAATACTATGGCACTCAAAACATCCATCCTCTCCCTTGAGGAACAGGCCAAGACCGGGTTCACCCACAAGTCCGTCATCACCTATAGCGACATCGCTACGGCCGGTGGCGCGAATACTGCGGTGAGCATGAACTTGCTGCCTTACGCGGCCGGCACCGCCTTCCAGGCTGCCGCCTACAAGATCGTCGGCGCCGGCTTCGTCGGCGCGTCCGTCACCAACCTCACGGTCATCGTGGGCTGGAATGGCGGCACGACCGATGACGACAACGGCCTCATCGAGGCGTCGGAAATCGCCACCGCTGGCACGGAGGTTCTTTACCTCCTTGGCAACGGCGAGGCGTTTGCGACCAAAAAGAGCGGCTATGTCGCTCTCGACGCGGGCAGCATCCAGGCGGTCTTCACGGCCACTGGCGCGAACCTCAACGTCCTCACGGCGGGCGAGATTCACATCTACCTCAAAGCGGTCGATCTGACTCAGTATTAAACCCGTGTAGTTACTCTGCCGTCATCCTCCGGGGTGGCGGCAGACCCCTTTCAAATCCCATGAACGTAATCATTCCCAAGACCCGCCCCAGCGAAGACAAGAACTGGTGGACAGTGGTAGAGCGGAACCTGCGCTTGGGTATCGGTCAGGAGAAAGTCCTTGCCGAGCAACGCCAGCGCGAGACGGCACGCCTAGAGGCGATGATCCCGCGTCAAACCGTCGAGGGCTTGGGTCAGCTTGTGGCTGTCATCGACCCGCTGATTTACCTGCGCCACCACCTCGACCGGCCGGGGTGCTGGAACGACAAGAAGTATGGCCGCGAGTTCATCCGGGATAACGCGCACGTCCGCCCGAACCGCCCCGACAAGAAATACTACTGATGTCGAACCGCACCCAAATCTACAGCCGGTATCTGACGCGCTACCAGACGCTGGCTGGTATCGACACAATGACTGCCGGGCAGACCGCCGCTGCCGCCCAGTTCTTCGCCAAG